ATGATCGCGGACAAAAAGTCCCAAGCCGCCGCCACCAAGGCGTACGACAAGGCCGACAAAACGCCGCCTGCTCCCAAAGCCGATGCGTCCGCACCTGCGGCCAAGCGGTTCGCCAAAGGCGGGTCTGCGTCCTCTCGTGCCGACGGCGTGGCCCAGCGCGGTAAAACTCGCGGCAAGATGTGCTGACATGATGTCCAGTCGCGGCATGGGGGCCGTAAACCCCAGCAAAATGCCCAAGGGCAAGCGGACGCCTCGCCGCGACAGCACGGACTTTACCCAATACGCGGGTGGCGGCACGGTGGGGTTGTATGCCAACATCGCCGCCAAGCGCAAACGAGGTGCGAAAATGCGGACACCCGGACAAAAGGGCGCGCCCACGGCGCAGGCCTTCATTGACTCTGCAAAAGGAACAAAGAAATGAATCTCAAAACGGTCTTGATGTGCGCGCAAACCACCGCGCGCCACCAGATTGCCGCGTTGGGGGCCGTCGACAGTGACGTGCAGGCGCTCATCGACGAGCTGGATGCACCACCCGTTGAAAAAACCCCCGTGGTGCGCGCCAAACGCACCAAACCGCCGGTTGAAGCCCCTGCCGAGGCCCCTGTGGCTGAAGCGCCGGTTGACGCCCCTGCGGAAGCCGCGCCAGTCGAAGCCCTTGCGGAGTAACGCATGACCATCTCCGGCACCACCGCGTTCAACATGGACCTCACGGAAGTCGTGGAGGAAGCGTTCGAGCGCGTGGGTGCCGAACTGCGGTCAGGCTACGACTTGCGCACGGCCCGCCGATCGCTCAACCTGCTGTTTGCAGAGTGGGCGAACCGCGGCATCAACATGTGGACGTTCGAGCAAGGCAGCATCATCCTTACGCCGGGCGTGGCCACGTATGACCTCCCGTCTGACACTGTGGACTTGCTCGAACACGTCATCCGCACAGGCGCGGGGTCGGCGTCCACGCAGGCGGACCTGAACATCACGCGGATCAGCGTGTCCACGTACGCCACGATCCCCAACAAGTTGCAGCAGGCGCGGCCCATTCAGGTCTGGATTGAACGTCGGCAGGAGACTCCGCGCATCACGGTGTGGCCGGTCCCTGACAACACCACCACCTACACGTTCGTGTACTGGCGGTTGCGCCGCATCGACGATGCGGGCACGGGCGTGAACACGATGGATGTGCCGTTCCGGTTCCTGAACGCCATGGTGGCGGGCTTGGCCTACTACCTCGCGTTGAAGGTGCCCAACGGCACGCAACGACTCGACATCCTCAAGCTGCAGTACGACGAGGCTTGGGACTTGGCCAGCACAGAAGACCGCGAGAAAGCCGCGGTGCGCTTCGTGCCGCGGCACATGTTCATCGGGGGTACCTGATGTCAAACCGGTTTGCGTCAGGCCCACGGGCCATTGCGATCTGCGACTTGTGCGGCTTTCAGTTTAAGCTGAAGGAGCTGCGCACGCAAATCGTCAAGACCAAGCCGGTGAACGATCGGGTGTGCAAAGAGTGCTGGTCCCCCGACCACCCGCAGTTGCAGTTGGGGATGTACCCCGTAGACGATCCACAGGCGCTGCGCAACCCCCGGCGCGACACCACCTACGTGACTGCTGGGCCCAACGCCAGCGGCAACTTGACGGGCGGCAGCCGAGACATCCAATGGGGCTGGAACCCGGTGGGTGGGGCAAGTTCATTCGACGCCGAGCTGACACCGAACTATTTGGTGTGCCCGGCAATTGTTGGTACCGCAACAGCGGTGGTTACATGAAACAGTGTAATCGGTGCCACTGCGTAAAACCCACTACGGAGTTTTACAAAAAACCTACGGCCAAAGACGGATTGTTTTGGTGGTGCCGAAACTGCCATAAGCAGTACGTTAAAGCGGATTACCATAAAAAAGCCGAAAATCCAGAGTACATTGCGCACGAACGCGCTCGTATTCGAGCGTACAGCAAATCCCACCCAGACAAAGTAGCAGCTTGGGGGGACAAGTATCGGGTGGAGAACACTGCAAAGCTGACAGCAAACGCAAAGCGGTACGTCTTGGCTCGGGAGCAGCGCACCCCTGCGTGGCTGACAGACGACGACTACTGGCTTATTGAACAGTTTTACGACCTTGCGCGGCTGAGAACCCAAGTGTTAGGGTACGCGTGGCATGTGGACCACATAATCCCCCTCCATGGTAAAGTTGTGTCGGGGCTGCATGTACCCGATAATCTTCAGGTAGTGCCTGCGACGGTAAACCGTAGCAAGTCGAACAACTTTGAAGTCACTTAAGGAGCCTGACATGGCATACACAAAATCGGCAGACGGCGTCGCCTCCAAAGGCAAAACCAAGGTCACGGTCATGGCCAACAGCGGCCCCACTGCAGCCAACCCCAAGGGCGGCAAGAAGGCCTCCGGCGTGACCGGCGAGGCCATGAAATCCATGGGCCGCAACATGGCCCGCGTAGCCAACCAGAAGCGAGGCTGAACATGGCGAACTTCAGTAAAAAAATGGGCGGCAAAGAAGTCGGCCAAGCCAGTACGTACGCGAAGCCCCACACGATGAGCGGCAAAGCCGTCAAGGCTGAAGCGAACCCCGGTATTGCCCCGGGCGAGCCGCGTATGGCCGTTGGTGCGATGCGCACAGGCGCAGCGCCCGCAGCTAAAACGTCGGGCATCAAAATGCGCGGCACTGGCGCGGCCACCAAAGGCGTGATGTCGCGCGGCCCGATGGCCTGAGCAGGACTGACCCATGGCGATGACGTACAACCAGCTGGTGACAGCGGTTCAGGACTACTGCGAGAACACGTTCCCCACGGTGGACATGAACACGTTCATCCAGCAGGCGGAGCAGCGCATCTACAACACGGTGCAGCTGGCCAGTCTGCGCAAGAACATGACGGGCACGGTGTCGGCGAACAACATGTATTTGGGGTGCCCGGGCGACTTCCTGTCGGCGTACTCGATTGCGGTTGTGGACGGTAGCGGCAACTATCAGTACCTGCTGAACAAGGACGTCAACTTCATCCGTGAGGCGTACCCCAACCCGACAGCGACAGGGCTGCCCAAGCACTACGCCATCTTTGGCCCCTCGACGACGGATGCCAAAGAGCTGTCGTTCATTTTGGGGCCGACACCTGACTCGAACTACGCGGTCGAGTTGCACTTCTACTACTACCCCGAGTCGATTGTCACAGCGGGCCAGACATGGCTGGGCGACAACTTCGATTCCGCGCTGCTCAACGGCACGCTGGTCGAGGCGATCCGGTTCATGAAAGGCCCCGAGGACATGGTCAAGATGTATCAGGACATGTACGTGCAGTCGATCACGCTGCTCAAGAACTTGGGTGACGGCAAGCAGCGCATGGATGCGTACCGCGATGGCCAAGTACGGGCGCAGGTGAGCTGACATGAGCATCGTGCAAACCACCACCACAAGCTTCAAGCAGGAAGTCCTGCTGGGCGTGCACGACCTCGATCTGGACACGCTCAAGCTGGCGCTGTACACATCGGCCGCTGACCTCAATGCGGGCACCACGGTGTATGGCACAGCTGCAGAAGTTGTGGGCACCGGGTACACGGCGGGCGGCATTGTACTCACTGGCGTGTCGGTCTCTGTGTCTGGCACCACGGCGTTCGTCACCTTTGAGAACGCCGTCTGGACCCCAGCATCGTTCACGGCGCGCTGCGCGTTGATCTACAACGCCGACAAGGGCAACAAGTCAATTGCGGTGCTGGACTTTGGCGCTGACAAGTCAGCTTCTTCCACGTTCACTGTGCAGATGCCAGCCAACACGGCTACCACTGCGCTTATTCGGTTCGTGTAATGATCGGCGACGGCGGTACATGCGGTGGGGACTATATAAACGCCAGCAACATCAACACGACGGATGCCCCATTCGATGGCTGGGTGCTTGTTAATGACAGCCAAACAGCGAACTGGCAAAATGCCTCCACCGCGCAGGCTCCAGTCTGGCAGGACGTAAACGACGGACAGACCCCCGGGTGGGTGCCCGTTAACCCTTAATAGGACGCACAATGAGTACGTATTCGAGTCTAGGTATTGAGCTGATCGGGACTGGCGAGTTGGATGGCGCTTGGGGCACATCGACCAACACCAACCTTGGCACCATCATTGAGCAGGCGATTGCGGGGTACGCTCCGCAAACTATCACCAACGGCGCGGACACGGTCATCACGATCCCCAACGGCGCATCCGGTGTGGCCCGCAACATGTTCATCGAGTGCACGGGCGCGCTCACGGCGGCACGCAACTTGGTTGTCCCGGCCAGCAAACCCAAGCTGTACTTTATCTTCAACAACACCACTGGCGGTTTTGCGGTCACGGTGAAGGTCAGCGGCCAGACCGGCGTATCGGTTCCCAACGGCAAAAAGATGGTGCTTGTGAGCAATGGCACTGACGTCTTTGTGGCCACGAACCACATGATCGGGACATTGGTGGGCAACGTGACTGGGGAGGTCACGGGCAACGTGACGGGCAACGTGACGGGCAACGTGACGGGCAACGTGACGGGCGACGTGGCGGGCGGGCTCGACGGAAGCATCACAGGCACCACAACCGGCGTTACGCAAGCCCCCGGCAACAACACCACCCGACTGGCCACCACTGCGTTTGTGACCGCCGCGCTTCAGGCCGTGTACCCCGTGGGCTCCATCTACATCAACGCGGGCGTGAGCACCAACCCAGCAACACTGCTGGGGTTTGGCACATGGGCGGCGTTCGGCGCTGGCCGGGTCATGGTTGGCTTGAATGGCGCAGACCCACTGTTTG